ACACATTCCGTTATAACAAACGCGCCATTTATCGTTGTGTTTTTCTATCGTCGGTTCCAAGGGGTGTACCTGTCAACGGGTTGCTCATTAGCATACGCAGCCGCTTGATGCCACGGCGCTCAAGGTCCTGCAATTTGCTTTTGCTGATGTTAAGATCCCGCTCCAGCTCTGCCCAAGTGATAGGTTTACTGATAAGCCGTGCGCGCAATACTTGCTGCGTGATGTCATCAAGGTATTTGTTGAAGTATTCCATCATCTCCTGTATCTCTTGCCTTGTTTCTTCTTTTGTGAATGCAGGGTCAGCGATCATGTCAACAATCACATTGTTTTCAGTGTCTGCAATATGCGCATCAAGGCTGGTGACGCGGTAAGACTGCTTCAGCAGCATGGATAAATCTTCAACGCCAACGCTGATCTGGTCTGCAATTTCAGTCATCGACGGCGTGCGGCCTAGCTCATGACCTAGTTGCTGCGCGACACGGCCAACCTTAAACAGCATCTCATGGACACTGACCGGCAGCTTGATAACCGGGTCATACGTGACCAGCGCTCGTGTAATGGCCTGCCGGATCCACCAATAGGCGTAGGTTGAGAACTTGTAACCTCTGCTTGGGTCGAACAGGTCAACCGCACGCGATAGGCCGATATTGCCCTCTTGGATCAGGTCGATAAACTCAAGCGTCTTATGGCTGCGCTTGTCGTATTTGCGTGCGACATGGACCACAAGCTGCAGGTTGGACTGGATAAACCGTTGCCGGGCGCGGTCACCGCTGCGCAGCTCGCGGCGTTCGTCAGTCGTCAGCGCACGGTCTAGCTGCTTCAGCTCACGCCACCGCTGCACGCGTCTGCCGAGTTGTATCTCTTGCTGCGGTGTCAAGAGTGGATATTTAGCGATACTGTTTAGGTAGTCCTTGACATAATCAGCCATGATGAGACCATTGGTTCACACAATAGAAGCACAGTTCCACGGTGCTGCCAACGCGCAGGTGCTGCGGGAGCTGCATGAACGCGGCGACTGGAATGGATTGTTGGAATATGCACTGCTGCTGGCTGAGCAAGAAGCCAGCCAGCGGTCGCAGATTAAGTGGTTGGTTGGCGAGGCAATGCGTTCATGCAGCGTTGAACCGTGGCATCTGGCCGCGGCCAGTGAACTGCTTGCTGGCGGCCACTAGCTTGTCGTTGTTGTAGTGGCCGGTCAACGCATAACTCAATGCAGGGCGTTGGCTCATGCGGAAAAAGACCATCTGACCGATCTTCAATCCCGGATACACCGGCAGCGGCTGCAGTTGGCGTGCGTTCTTTAGCTCAAGCGTCAGCGCACTACCGTGCCAGCCTGGATCAGCGTATCCGGCGTGCAGGTTCTCGTAACCCTCGCGGGCGCGGCTGGACTTAAGGAAGAACAGCCCAGCCACATCCTCAGGCATCACGAACGTCTCTATGGTCTGCGCAAGGATGAACTGCCCCGGCACCAACTCGTATGGGTGGTCTGGCGTGTAGTCCTTAATCGACAGCGGGATCATCTGATGCGATTCGACTGATTCAAGCATGATCAGGTCACCTAACCGCAGGTCCAGGCTGGCGGGGTTGATCAACTCCGGCTGGTGATGTTGCACCATGCCTTGCGCGATAAGGTCATGGATCTCGGTGTCGCACAGAATCATGGGTCCAGGTGATGAGGTGATTGGGTAAAAATTGCTCTTGAGGTTGAAACGTGTACCAGCGATGACCGCAGGCTTTGCATTTGCGGCGGCGGTAAATCGTACCGTCGTTTTGTTTTGTTAGAACCACATAAGTGCAGTGGCTACTACATTTCGGGCACGGTGTTTGAACGGCGGGCATCTTCTAAGTTTTGTGCCATGACTGCTGCACTGCGCAGCATGGTGCTGAGCTTGACTGGTTTCATGTCTTTCCAGCAGGCGTACCTGATGGCATGACGGAAGCCCATGCTAATGTTGCCGTCGCCTAGTTTGCGTGCGGCTTCAACCTCTTCCCGCGTCATGCGGATATTAACCGTCAGGTTGCGGCCTTTACCGACAGCGCGGCGATCACTTAAGTTATCAGCCACTGCATGTACCAGTTAGCTTTGCGCATGTCTTGCGCTGGGTTGCCTTTGTGTTCAGCGCGCCAGATGTATTTAATGATCTGACCTTTGCAGTAACCCCGGAACTCGTCCGGGGTCAGCGCTGCCTGGATAGCTTCGATGCACTCAATGCCGCCTTGCGTGTAGTGCGGCGGGTGGTTGACCAGATCAGTCATCCTGCAACAGCTCCATCAGCTTGAGCACATATGCAGCAAAGGCGACATGGGTCATAACAGCATGGGTGCCCGGAGGCACCCCATAACTGTCACGCCACCACTCCTCAAAGGCTGCTTTGATGGCGGGTTCGTTCATCAGAATGCAGCCTCCTCGGTCTTAGGACGGGGCAGATACTCAAACCGCTGCACGTTCAGCACATGCTTGCTGCGTTTGGTGCCGGTGTCCTTATCGGTCCAGTCTTGGCGGCGGACTGATCCTGTCACCATGATGCTGTCGCCTTTTTTGCAGTTGTCGGCAATCATCTCGCCGCCTTTACCCCAGACTTCTACATCAATGGCATTGTTGATATAGTTGCCGTCCTTATCTTTGCCTTCGCTGATGCCACCACCGAAGTTGCAAACACAAGTACCAGAATCAAAAAACTTAATCTGTGGTTCGCTAATAATACGAACAATGCCGGAAGCATAAAGACTCATGGATTGATGGGGGTAATGGAATTGGATTCTTCAAAGGCCAGCACATCCGCTATCGGATACCTGACCCGCGACTCACCTAGCGGCAAGCCAAACCGTGGGACCGTGTAATAGGTCGGTCCCTGGTTGCGCAGCCGCTGGGATTTGATGGTGCTTGGCTTTAAACCCCAGCGTGCTGCTAGTTGCTCAGTCGTCAGATACAAGGTCAGCCTCCTTCTCAAGCATCTGCTGCAGCAGCTTGTCGTGTTGCTCCTGCGTCAGGTCGCCGTCCTCAAGCCGCTTTGCCATACGCGGTTGCAGCTCTTCTAAGTCCTGCAGGCTCTTGGCCTTAGCAATGGCAGCAGCACCAGCGGTGAATGTCTTACTGGTGTCCTTGGCTTGGACGGTGGTGACGGTCACAGGCTCTGCATCAGCCTGCTGCATCTCGTCGGTGGTGTAGACACCGGACATGTCAGCAGGGAACGCCTTACGCAGTGCCAGCGCTTCGGAGCATTTGGCGATCATCGCGGCAGGCATCTTGGCCCATAAGCCTTGGCCTGCGTTGTAGTCCGCAAAGCGGGCAACACCAACGAATGGGTGCTGGCTGCCTTTGCGCCAGATGGTGGTTTTAGCCGCAGCAGGCGGCTTGCTGCCAAGCCACACATCAGCCCAGCCGCCCTCTTCGCCACACCATTCGGTATGGCTGCCGTCAAGTTGCCCAGTGCGCTCTGCAATGGCGCGCAGGCCGTCGATGCCTGCTTGGATGGTCATCTTGCCAGCACGCTTGATGGCGTAGACCTGTTTGCTGAACGGGTCAAGCCCAGTGCGTTGGCACGCATAGGCAAACAGCCGCAGCTCGTCGTTAGTGCAGCCCGGTGCAATGGTGCTGCTGATCAGTTGGACCTGATCAGGCGTCCAGGTTGTGATCTGTGAAGTCATTGTGCTTGTGATTCTTGAATGGTTTGATTGATTCGTTGTTGACGCATTAACCCCTGCTGATGAAATGCAGCGCGGACTGCCTCCACATTCCAGACGATCGGGGCGCTGTGGCTGGCGCCGTTGATGTAATGCTCACCGTGCACCAGGAACCCGCCGTGGGTGTCGCGGCAGCGTTTGAGGTGGTTCTGGCTGTAGCCAAGGGCCATCGCTGCCATGGGAGTGCGGAGCCAATTTGCAGTTACTGTTGACATCAGAAGGTTTCCGTTTGGATGGGATTTGTTGCCCACTTGGGCAGGCTGATGGTCTGAATGGTCGTGTCGCCGTAGCCGGGCCACACATTGGCGGCCTTGCATCCGGCGATCACGTCCAATGCATTATCCCGCGTGGTTCGCCCTAATGCAAGCGCGTCGGCGTCCAGCTCGTACACCGCAACAGCGTGCGGGTACGTCTTCTCGACTGCGACGAACACAAACCGCTCAGCGCCATGCAGTCCGGCAAGGTAATGCGCGGCTTGGACGTGGTAAGCAAATGTCGCCACGCTGCGGGCAAAGGCCTGCGGGCTTGCGTCGGTGGTGGTCTTGATGTCTACCACCGTGTCGCGTTGGTACCAGTCCGGGCGGCACTTGCAGCGCATCCCTGTGGCGGTGTCATTCCACCAGAAGGACTGTTCGGCCTTGCCTTGGTGCAGCAGTGCTGCGGCTGCCGGGTGGTTGCGGACCGCAGCGCTCATGCCAAGCGCAAGCGCCATGTCGGTGCTGGTGACAGCCTCGATGCCCTCAGCAGCCATGCGCTCAGCTTGCTCTTTGCCAGCTTTGGTATTGCGTGCTGCGCATACGCCGTAGCGCTGCAGCAGCTCGTTCGGTTCAAGGATGGCGCAATGGGCAAGGCTGCCCAGTTTCATCGCAGCGGTTGGCTCAACCGGTTTGCGGTCTGGGTTGATGTACCGACTCCAGTAGTGGTAAGGCGACTGCATGACCGCTTTGAGGTGGCTGGCGCTGACGGCTGGGTCGGCGTGGTACTGCTCGTTGGTGATGGTCATTTCTGCCTCATCTGGCGGTGGATCAGGGTCTGGGGTCCGAAGCAGTGCAACAGTTGCGGGAACGCTTGGAACAGCGCCTGCCGGTTGACCGGATCAGCCACCAGCCCTGCATCGGCAAGGCGGCCAATAAAGCCGCCGCCGTGCTGCTTGGCGGTCTGGAATGTCCAGAAGTCGTCTGATGTCATGGGTAAAATGGTTGCGGTGAGATCGAGGGGGCGTGGCTGCCCCCATTTTTCTACGCCAGTGCTTGCCTGACGCGGTAGCGGCTGATGCGCATGTGCTCCGCAATGCGGCGCTGCGACCAGCCACGGCTGTGCAGCCGCTTGGCGCGTTGCCCAGTGCTCTCGGTTGCCCACAGCAGAATGATGATGGGCAGCAGTAGCAGCGCTGCGATAAAGGCGAGTGTTGTTGTCATGGGTGGGATTTGCAGTGCAGGCCGATTGCCTGCGTGGTTGCATCCTACACCATGGTCGGCCGTGGTCAACCCTTCTGTAACAAAACCCAGTCAGTCGAGCACGGGTGTATAGGTTTCGTCGCAAACCAGCGCCTTTGCGTCCTCCACAGACCGCGCTACGCCAGCAATGCCGCCTGCAGCCTGGACCGCATCCAGCCACTGCTGCTGCTCTGGCCGGAGCCGGCCGGTGGGGGTCTTGACCTCGATGCTGGTAAACACCGCGATGCGCTGGCCGACCATGTCAGGCGTCACGGTGATGGTGCGCCAGCCGATCAGGTCAGCGCTGCCTTTGCATAGCCCGAACTGCACTGGACGGCCATTGGCGTCCTTAAGCGTGCCTGTGTTATTGCGGAAGACCTTGGTATCGCCATTGCTAATGGCTAACCGGATCTCCTGCTGGATGCGTTGTTCGCTCACTCATACGCCATGCCGCTTGGCCAACCTAGCCTGATACACCCGCTCTGCCCAGCCGCGCTTGTAGCCGCGTTGCTGCGCCAGTTGGCGTAGGTCATCCAAGGACTGCGCGCTGCCTTGCTCGCGTTTGCGCTCGCGTGTGGTCAGCTCCTGCAGCTCACCATCAACCACCTTTAGCTCCCTGGTCTCCTGCGGTGCGAACACATGTCCGCAGTCAGGGCACACCTGCGTGGCGCTTGCACTGGTGCTAAAGCACACTGGGCACACCTTGACCGATGGTGCTTGCTCGCGGTCGCGTTTGCGCGCACCGTCCAGCGTCCAGTCGCGGTCTTCTAGATGGTGGCCAAGCCGCAGCGTGTTGCCCACATGGTCCAGCACCACAGCGGTCTTGCCTGCGGATGGCCTGAGGCACCGGCCGATCATTTGCAGGTGGAGCGATACCGACTGCGTAGGCCTGAGCAGGATGCAGCCGCCGACGCTTGGCACGTCCACGCCTTCGCCAATCAGGCTGCAACTGGTCAGCACCTTGATGCGACCGGTACCGAGTGCTTGCAACAGGTCTCTGCGTTGCTCGGTTGCCATGGTGCCGTCAATGCTGGCGGCTGGGATGCCTTGCGACACGAACAAGGCAGCCACCGCCTCGGCATGTGCCACGCTGCAGCAGAAGGCGATTGCCGTCTGCTCTGCTAGGTGCTTGCGGTAGTGACTGCAGCAGTCGCCCATGATGGTGCCGACGCGCTCCTCAGCCTGCTTGGCGTCAAAGTCACCCATCTTCTTGCGCAGGCCGGTGCTGTCGAACCCCGGCGGTGCCAGCACACGGGCACTGGCGAGGTAGCCGTTGTCGGTCAACCATGCGGCTGATGGGCCTTGCACCATTGCCTCATAGTGGTCACCAAGCCCGCGTCCGTCGCCACGGCATGGCGTCGCTGTCACTCCTAAAACGTGCGCTATTTGGAAATAGCGAATGACCGTTGCCCACTGGCCAGCATTGGTGTGGTGCGCCTCGTCAACCACCAACAACTGGAAGAACTCCCCCGGCAGCTTGTGCAGCCTGCGAGCAAGCGTCTGGACACTGGCCACCTGCACCGTATGGCTCAGGTCCATGCTGCGGCCTGCCGCGATTCGGCCATGACTGACACCCATAGCCGTGAGACTGCGGCTGGCCTGGTCCAGCAACTCAGCGCGATGCACCAGGATGCAGACCCTGTTGCCCTTTTTGGCGGCAGCTTGGGCGATGTAGCTGAAGCACACCGTTTTGCCGCCACCGGTCGGCAGGACTGCAAGAACTGTGCGCTTGCCGAGTTGGTATTGCAGTCGGATGTCAGTGATGAGTTGTTGTTGGTAGGGTCTTAATTGCATGGCTGGGATTTGGATGGGGTGCTGCGGTTATGATCCTTTAAACGCCTAGAAGGCATGTGAAGCTAAACAACCGCAGCAAAAGTGTGAGCGTGGTGTTATGCAGGTGTAAACACCGCAGAGCGGTATAGCTGATTAAACAACATCACGCTCAATCAAGTATTGCCTCATTGCGTGAAGTGTGGTTGTCATGGCTTTGCGGTAGCGATGTCTAAAAGCAATAAACTTTTCGCGCTCAAGCCCGTTTAACTCGTGCAATTTCTTTTTGCTTGCGCGAGTGCCGAGTTCAGCTATTACTAAGTTTCTAAAATGATGGTGCATAATATTTGACCTAGCGGTTCCACCCTTGAAATGATTAGGACGCTGCCGCAAAAGCTCTTGCATCAC